TTAAAGTATCTCCCATTGTTTGAAAAACTCCTCCTCCAATTCCTCCTAATATCTTACCCAAATTCTTTAATGAAGGACCTAAAACAGAAGTCATTTTTGCTACCGAACCAATAGAATATTTACCTAAACTACCAAATGCTTTTATCTTTGCATTTAGTTCATCCATTGTCTTTGTTGCAGGTTTCATTATCCTAAGAAAACCATAAAAGGCATCACTTACAGGTGTAAAAGCTAATTTTTTGTTTCCCGTAAATTTAGCCATTTTGAATACATATTCATTATAAAACTTTTTGAAAACATCAAAAGATTTCCAAGCTCCTGTAGAAGTCTTTTCCATTCCTGCAGCAATGGCTTCATCAACTGCAGAATTTAGTCCTGTAATAAATTCTCCCAATCTATCAGGCCCAAATGTTTTTGACCATTCATTCATCATGTCACCAAAATACTTTTCAGTAGATGAAGCTATTGCTACTTTTTGTTTTTCTAACTCCGCAGTATATTGCTTTACACTTATATTTGCTACCAATGCTGCAGTTGCAGTCTTCTGAGCTTCCTCAATATCTTTTAATGTAGACTTTTCTGTCAATAACTTATCCAAATAATCTCCATATCTACTATTTGCCATATTAATAGCAGAAGTGTGTTCTTGTGTACCTACTGTCGTACTTTTTAATCTTGAAAATAGACTATTTAAACTGAACACTTCACTAGCTATTTCTGTATTCAATTCCTTATACATTTTCTTTAATGGATTTGTTTTCTTTATTAAGTGAACAATTACTATTCCTAATGCTGCCACAGCCACAGTCAAAGCTAAATAGGGTGCTGTCGCTCCCATTAAGAAAGTCTTTATAGAAACTATTGCATCTCTTAACTTGCCATATACTTCAATTAACCCAGCAACAATATACATATGAAAACTCAAAAGCAATGATAAAGGACCGAGGACAGCAGTAAAAGCAGCTACAAATACAATTACTCCTTTGAATGTTCTTCCTAAATTATTAAACCACGTCATTAAAGATGTTATCTGCCTTACAAGCCACTCCATAACAGGTATAAGATAACTACCAACAGATTTTCCAAACTCAGTTGCATCACTCTTTAATGAAGCCATTGCTCTATTCATTCTAACTTTGATAGTATCTGCTACTGCAGCAGTAGCTAAAGCAAGATCCCCTTCAGCATTTACTACTAAATTAATTATCTTCTGATTAGCTTTCAGGTTTTGTCCCATCAACGACAAATCTCCAGTCATTGCCCTTATATTACCAAACACCTTATTTAACAAGTAAGGATTTGTTTTGGACCATTTTTGTATTTGTAACAATACATTCATCAATCCATTTGGTCCTGATGCTAATTGTGCTCTCAATTTTAAAGCAGAGGAGCCTAACTTAGCAAGAGCTTTACCAGCCTGGTTAGTTGGTTTTATTTTCATTAATGAATTGAGAATACCTTTTAAATAGACTGCAGAGTTTGCAGCATTTGCACCTTGTAATGACATAGCAGCCATAGACCCCATAACTTGTCCCAACGACAATCCCATGGCTGCTGCAACTGGAATGATCTGTTGTATAGCACTAGCAAATCCTTCAGCCTCAATAGCACCTTCTCTTACAGCAACTGTCATCATATCTACAACCTTTGCTGCAGTTAATCCAGATGCTTTGTAAGCATTCATGGAAAAAACCAATAATTTTGCTATATCTGCTGTTTCCCCCAATCCTGCAGTCGCTGCCTTAGCAGAAATCGTTAGGATATCCATAGCCTCTGTACCATTTTTGAATCCGGCAGAAGTAATGAAATAAAAGGCCTCAGCTAAAGACTGTGGCATTTGTGCCAAAGCAGGAGCCATTTTTAGTATAGACTCAGAAAATTTATCTACTTCTCTTTTTGACATACCAACCAATCCCACTATCTTAGCCATACTAAATTCAAAATCACTGGCAGTCTGTATAACGGATTTACCCATCATTACAATTGGCAAGGTAACCATTGCAGAAGCCATGTAACCAAAGGTACGAAATCTCTGAGCAGTAGTCGACCAACTTACTGCTAATTTATCAAATGACTTTACAGCAGCATCTGTTGCCGGAACAACTTTAGTAATAGCAGGAACAACGTTTTTAGTAATAGCTGTACCAGCCACAGTCCCCATACTATTCAACTTAGCATTAGTCTGATCCAAACGAGAGTTGATCTGATTCAACATTTGAATCATTGTTCTTTGTGCTACTTGAACCCCTTTGGTTGTTACACCAAGAGTTGCTATCATTGTTCCTAAATCTGCCATTACTTTTTCTTATTATCAAATTTCGGTGGAGGTATTTTAGACCTATCCACTTTCTTTTTATTTGCTTCTGCCAATTGTAACAACACTTGTTTCATTTCTTCCATTGACTGTTTTTTAACAACTGTTTCTCCTCTAAGTTCTCCAAACCAATCTGGCATAAACTCCAATGGAGTCGTTAGCTTTATTGTCCCCCCTCCTTTCTTCGGATGTGTCATATACGTCAAATTCGTTATTAATGATGCCAACATACCCCATCCAAATTCATCTCTCCATTTTCCTATTGGATCTAACTTGTTATATGCCTCCCATTCACTTATTTGAAAAGCAGTTAACTTATCCAATAGGAAGTCTGGATGTATTATTCCGAGGGCTAGACAGAGTTGGAATTGGAACCGCCTTCCTGGGCGGCCTCTGAGTTTTTTACTAGATTCTCCTTATCCTCTTCTGTTATCGCATTTAATTCTTGAGCCTTGTTTATAATCTTTTCCAATGTTTTTGCACTCATATTTTGACTTAACGTTGGATACTCACTTGGTTTAAGCAATAGTATTCCTTCCTCATCACATACTGTAACAACTGCAAGCTTGGCACGAAAATCTTCTGTAGCTTGGTCATAGCTTATAATCATTCCTTTACTATCTCTATTCTTTTTTAATAGAGACTGTTCAAACGTATCACGTTCATGTCCGGTCATTTGTCGTACATAAACAAAGTTTCCTTTTCCTAAATCCACTTTCACTATCTGTAACTCTTCTTTTTGTAATAGTGCATTTCTGTCTAATTGTCCCATTTGATTAAATTTTTGGTTTATAATAAAAATAATTAAAAAATAACTTGATTAGTTATATTCTTTTAAATTCCGGTACTACCCCCCGAATTGATAAGTACCTGTCCTGAGATCTTTATTGTAAGATCGACAGTAACTTTATCATCTGCAGGAATAGATAAAGGAATTTCTGTGACAAGACCTTCAAAACAAAATCCAGTATCCCCAACATCAGGTAATATAATCTGATAATTTTGAGCAACAGCGGATTCAAAGTCTGCCAACAGCAGTTCGTACGACACATGAGTAAAGTTCATAGTACAGGAAATTGTTCCCGCATCCCTGAACCCTGTAATAAACTCACGATACCCACCAGTAGAATCCAATGATGTTACATCAATGAAGTCTCTGGTCATAGTCGGACCGGTGATACTATTTACTTCAGCGAGAGTAACCCACGCGGAGCCTGACCATCTCTGAAATTTTGTACCTACACCGGATACAGCACTACTTGCCATAACGTTTTACCTCCTTTGTAAATTAAAGTTAATCACGAATCTAAATCTCCCGTTATCATCTTGATCCAGCAGAGCGGGACTGCCAGATGCTTTAATAACGGTATATAATGTATCATTCCACGTCTCGTGATTTCGCCCATGTAATGACACCATTATTTTCTCAACCAGATCCCATCCTTCATTTTGATTTTTGTTTCTTACTCGTATATTAACGGACGGATATTCATAACGAGCATTATCCATAGTAAGTTGCGGAGGAAGACCATATGTATCAAATATAGTAACACAATCCGCTGGACTTGTCGGTTCTGCATTCAAAAATACATTGCCAGTCTTTCCAAATGATAAACCTGTTGTATCATCTGCAATAAGCATATCTTTTATATCCCTACTCGGTGCATTCATCTCTTTACTTTTGCGTTTTCCTTAATTACTTTTATAATATTATCTCTTTGAGACTTAATAGCAGCTTCAAACCACTTGGGTCCAGCACCAGGCCTTTTGAAGTGAGCACCTATGTTTTCATGAATCCATAAAGCATAATTGGCTGTATACCCCATTATTAAAAATGGACCATACATTACATTTGCAAGTGTTTCTGCCTGACCTTGCATTTCCATTAACATAGAAGAATGTCCTGAAACCAAATCCCCAGCCTTAGGTCCTACAAACTTTGCTGATTGTCCTTCTGAAGTATGTGATTTACCTCCTCCTTTCAATACCTTACCACCTGAAGAAACAACAAACCAAGAGGCTCTAAGATTCCCTAAATCTACTGGAGTTTTAACAGCACCATGTTCTGTTTCATTTCTTATTAGCATAGCAGCTTTAATTAATCCAGTCAAAGATCCTCCTTGAATTCTTTCTATCTCACGATTAAGATTTTCCATAACTTTCTCAACATCCTTCCAGTTGCGAAGATCACCAGCGGATACAGTTAAATATCGACTCCAACTTTTTGACGCCATTATCTATATACCCATTGTGATAAATATGCAACTCTTATAAATCTTATAGAAGATCCCAACTCGGGAATCTTCTCAAACTGTTTTATTTCAAACGCCTCAGTCAGTTCCATAGGATCGTAATACTGTCCACTACTATCTCCCGCACTGTCTGTCAAATCATCTAATGTTCCAAGAAATAGTCTTCCATGCTTATCTAAATCCTGCAGAACATAAACCATTGCAACACACTCTATCTCAGCACCTTTTGCATCCCAATCTTTGACAATCTGTGTTTTGCCTTCCCAACGACATTTTATCTCAACGGGATCATCAAACGTAAAATGACCTTCTCCATCATTAACTGGATTCCCCCAATAGATCGCAGTCTGTTTGGCTTGTCTTGTTATAAAACTTTGGATACTCATTAGTCGTCAAAACTTTCAACCGTTCTTATTGAAGCACTTCTTTTACCAGATTTCAATATTAACCCTGTCGTATCAATGGTTAGTAACATCTGACCGTATGGAGTAGAATTTAATCCCTCTTTCCATTCACCAGTGTACTTAATCTGTGCCTCACTTACCTTCTCTTCTTTCCCCATACGATACAAAGTAGATACTATCATATGTGCTGTAAGGTAACGTTCGATTTCTTTTAATAAGGTAACTGAAGTAGTTGAGCCAGCATAAATGTTTGTAACAACTTCTTCTGCCACTGTAATAAACGTATTAATAACTGAGGTACTTATACTAAAGTCATCGTCCATAATATCAATTACATCCTGTGCAATTATTCGTGCCATTATTTTATCTCCTTTCTTTTTGTTTTACCCCAAAGTAGTGAATCAATAAAAGTTAAGGCCTTAGAGTTCCACTTTAATCCAAGCCATTCCATTAATTCATAAAGTTGTCTATAATCTTTGCATACCATTCGTTCTGGCCAGATTACTTTAATATTTAATCCTTCATTTATCATTTCAACAAATCTTTTTTCATACTCATGTACCCACCATAGCCACCCCTGCTCCTCCGTTTGCACATTTATTGAATTTCTTATCTCCTCAACTTTAAATGCCTTCATAAACCCAGTCTTTACACACGACTGTATAACATCTCCAGTTCTTCGACGTACTATAACCCACTTTGCCTCAGGAAAAGCATGATACCATTCTTTCCACATAAGACTCAATCTTGAATCCTTATACATCCACGCTCCGCTTTTATATCCGTCAAGTATAATAGCTTGCTCTACTTCTTCCTTCCAATTTATACATAACGTAGTAAACATTGGTAAAGGATACTGACCATCAGGATCTCCGTCAACTACTTTAAAGTATGGTTTAACAAGTTTTTCTCTTATCCTTATATTTTCAAACATTCCACGTTTAACATTAACACCAACAGACATACGTCCTCCAAAGGCACCACATACATTAATAGCACCAGCTATCATAGATCCTCCTGATCTGGCTATACCCGTAATTAATATTGGAGATTGTTTAATCATATATAACTATTTACTACATGAACAATATCTTCACATTTGGTACTATGATGAAGGTAAGCATTCATATTATATAACTCTGAAAGACGTGTAGCTGCCTGAAGATTATACACCATAGGATGCCATTGATGTATTACAGAGATCTTATCCTCAATCATTATTTCTAGATTTAACCTCTTTACTCTATCCAAAAACTCATTATCTTCATAAGATATCCCTTCTGCAAATCTCTCATCAAATCCTCCAAGTTTATTCATATTGCTCTTTGTAAGGGCAGAGCAAAAATGAAAGTAACTAGGGTTCCACACAGAATGATTGTACCAACCCATATATAAACGTGCAGGCTGCTGAGGAAGCATTAAAATATATTCTAAATTTACAAACGGCAGAATTTTGTCTGTATGCTCTTGATCAATAGCATAGCAAGACATCGTAAGATATTTATGCTCCGTCAGGTTTTTGATTACATAATCAAACACATCATGTACATACATACATTCTGGATTCTGCAATATTACAATATCTCCTTTTGCCTTAGCAATTCCCATATTAAAAGGCATACAAGAATTCATATACCATTTGTCTTGCGGATCAACTCGTATTACTTTTAAAAATGGAAACTCATTCATTAAATGCTCAATCCTTTCTTCCTCTCTACTTGCATCATCAACGGCAATAACTTCAAAATCTTTGTAAACAGAAGCAGTCATAGATTGTAATGTTCTATAAAACAACTTTTTTCTATTGTAATATGCTGTAACTACTGAAATCATTCTTTATTCTTTATAATATGTCAAATTTAATATTTTGTTTTTCCAATATTCAAAGTTAAGCATTTCCTTATTCCATTCTCCTAAATGATATGTATCCCACATATCTTCAAGTATTTTTTCATCCAACTCTTCCCATTTATGAACATATAACATAGGAAGATCATGATAAAACCAATTATTAATATCCTTCTTTACTATTGGTACAGATCCCATATACAATGTTTCCCACAATCTATGAGTATCTATCCCATTACCTCTTGGGCAAATTATATATTTATGGTTGTAGAGGTTGTCTAAGTACTCGTCAAAGCCTTTTCCGTTTACTCCCTGTACAGTTGTTACCCAAGGCTTATCCTGTAGCAAATCGTAAATACCAGCTCGCTCAGTTGGGAATGTATTTATGTTATGATTCATATAAACCAAATTCTTATATTTCTTAGGTGTCTGTAATTTGGCCTCCATCTTTCCTTTCTTATTTGCTGCTGTAAACCATTTGTCATTCTCCAAACCTATCGGTATCGATTGTATTTTAGGATGACTTACATTCACATTCTGACTGAACCATCGAATAACATTATCAGGTAGAATAGAAATATCACTTACATTCTCATCGCAGTTATGAGTAATTACAACAAACTTACAAGATTTCAATTTTTGTATCTTATCAAACAATTCCTTGACGTACATCGTATGTGTATAGATAATATTTGTTGTCTTTAAATCACGAGTACAAAACGTATTGACAAGTGGGTTACGATCACCTTTAGTATTTTCAGGAGCATAAACCATATCTGCTATTCCAATAAACTTCTCACCTGTAATCCAATCAACCATAATATTTTGTATTTACATAAAGTACATCATCTCCTATCCTTACCAATCTTGCAAACCCTCTTGCGATTATTAATCTGTCAAACAATAAGAATGGAATACAACCTTCATAATAAACATCACCAGGCATTACCTCAGTAATTATATATCTCACTTTTCTTATCATTTTACCAAGACCAGTTAATACCCAATGTTCTGCTCCTTGTAAATCCATACAAAGTAAATCTATATGATCTACTCCTTCCTGTTCCATAAATGTATCCAATCGAATAGTATCAACTATTATTTCCTTTTGAATGTATTCCACACTATCTATATGCTTTAAAAGAGAAGAAGCTCCAATATTTTTATCCTTGGACTTCTCCATATCTGTTGCATAGAAAACACTAGTTCCATTTACTTTATGAACAGCCTTTTTAACCAGTTTAATATTATCAATTCCTTTTATATTTCGTTCACAAACCAAAAAGCATTCAGGATTACATTCAAAGGAGTATACTAAATCAGCAGAAAAATAATTACGTAGATCAATAGCATCTAAACAATCTCTACTACCACATTCAAATATGATATGTATTAAATCTTTGTTTATAATATCCAAAAACCCACGTTGCAAATATGCTCCCAATCCCATCATCAACTCAAGTATTTATTAAGATTCTTTGAATGAATATGCAAATTGTTTATTTTTACTTCTTTTTCATCATATTTAAAATAAGGTATTCCCAGTTTCCAAATTACATTATATTCAGGGTGTTCCCTAAGTAACTGTCCTATGTAATGATCTTCTGGTTTAGCACCTGAAATCCCATCCGTAGTACCCCCTACAAACTGACCCCATGACGCTGGATCAAATATTGAATTAAAAACCTCATAATTTTTAGACCATTCCCCAAACGGAAGGATAGGAAAAGGTATCATTTTATCTGGATATTCCTTACTGTAAATTCTCATCAATGTCATTTCATTTACCATATTCGTTTCATATATCTTTCTTATTTGACTACACTTATTATTTTTAAGTAAGTTTATAAAAAAAGATGTCATGTGACATAAAGCTTGAGGATTCTTTATAAACATCAAGCCCGTCATAGCTTTGTCTGGACCTCCAATTGTAATAGCAAGATTGAGATACAGTTTACAAAACAAACTGTTAAATTTTGCAAGATCTATATATAATAAAACATCGTTCTCAAAGTGATAAACATCATGAAAATTTCTTTCTTGCAAGAAATTAGCTATGTACATAAACCTAGTAGTGGTAATAGTCCAAAAGTCATTCTCTCCACGTCCAAATAATACTTCAAAGGTTCTAATGTCATCAGAAGCATAATTGGATTTATCAATAGGCACAATATTGTATTTAAAAAACACATCCTGTCCCAACCACTCTCTATCTGTTAAAAAATAAATAGGAATGTCAGGATTAAATAACCTTAATTGTTTAAAGTTATCCTCCAAGAATACTGGGAAAGACTTACCACTATGGAACATCACTATTATCATACCCAACTATGCATTGTTAATATATCATACTTAGAGGAAGTATTATCTCTTATAAGTGCTTCTATTTCATCCTGCCTCCATTTTTTCAACTTAGCTTTATAAAACACCTTTAACTGCTGATAATGATATATAGTAGGCCAATATGCTGTTATATAATTACCATACAGTTCATATTCAGAAAAACTTGAAGGATCATTTATACTGTTTATTTCGTTCACACAAGTATTAAAAAATTCATTCATATCTGAAAACTTCAATAGACTTAACATAATCCTAATCAATTCTCTCTTAAATAACATTATCTCACTGATAAAGGAGTGAGGATATACTCTATTAAGATTAAATACTTTTTTATTAAATTCAAAGTACGGTTTATGAAGTTGGTCCTGTCCCAGATAGAATGACGGATTCTCAGGATTAACATCAATCTTACGATTAATGTATACATCACTATCTACAACAAGGTAATTATCTACAGTAACCTCTTGAAACAGTTTAATAAATTGTTGACGATACCAACCTATTCTATACGCCTTATTTATTTTAGAAAAATCAAAGTCAATTACTTCATGGTCCGTTAGGTAGTGAGCATTTTTATACCTTTCATTATTAGGAATAGAAGTAGGAGATATAATAAAGACATCATGAAAGTTACCAATATTCCGTACAATAGAATTGCAAACAAACCTCAATTTGTTATAATCTTTTTCTGCCGTTGTTATTAATACGTCAAACATTTTTGTAATCTTCAATTTTAATCCATTCTTCAGGCCATCTATACTTATTAGAGTACTCCTCAGAGTCCTCAAGATAATGCTTTGGACATATAACTCGTTTATTTGGGTTGTCATCTAATAATGCAGCCCAAAAACAAAATGTACTATTAGTCACTATATGAGACTGACAGAATCTCATTAATTCAAAACACAAGTAATCTGCTTGATCTATAAAAAAGATCTTACGT